GTTGTATAATTACTTGTTAATGCTGTACCACTTATATTATAAACATCCATTCTTTGATTAGATAATGCTATAATAGCTATTTCATCATCAGAAAATATAAATGGTATTAATCTTGCTTCTGCAGGTAATGTTGCAAGATAAGAAGTACCAGGTCTTCTCATTAAACCACCTTCTGCTAATAATGCAAAATTTCTACATTGTTTAGCGCCTTGAAAATAAGATGGTACGTCTGTTCTTGTAGCTAATAAAGGATTAAGCTCACCAGACGAAAAATTGGTTATAACAGTTTTTAATGTTCTTCCCATTAAACATCCGTTCTAGTAGATCTTCTAAGATTAATAAATCTATTAGTATCTAAAACCTTTGTAGTAGTTTCTTGTGCATCAATATTTTTAGCAATTAAAAATTGTCTTTCTGCTAGTTCTTTAAACTGTCTAATCATTGCAGAATCTCTAGCAACAGAACCTGCAAATATAGATGCTAATTCATATTCTAAAGCAAGAACAAAATGAGGTGGAAAGTATGCTTCATCTACTCTGTAAATGTAATCCATAATTAATGTACTATTAGAACCATAGCCATTAACATAAATATAGTCTTTGTATCTTGAATAAGGAATTACAATATCATTAACTGTTATTGTATTTATTTGTAAAACTTCTGGATCAGTTGGTATTTGATAACCATAATCATATCTTCCAGTAGGAGCTGCTGCTAATAATGATAATGCTTTTTGAGTTGTAGAAAATCTCCATCTACATCTAGTAAGAGCAGCTTTTGTAATATCTTCGTAAATGTTACTGGCAACTAATGCTTCTGTGCTTCCATCAGAAAAAGATGTAATAGGTTGTGCACCTATCATTACTAAAGCTCTTGCACATATATCAATATTTGTTGTTGCCATAATTTATAAAAAAAAAGATCTAGGGGGATTTCTCCCCCTAAATCGAATTAGCTTTATGCTAATTTTGCAGTTGTTACAGTAGTCGCACCACTTGCTGATGTAACAGTAAGTAGATCTGCTTCTGGAGTTCCACCGATTCCGATAGAACAAAGAATTAAATCACCTTGTTTCAATTCAGCATATGCGCTGTTAAAGTAACCACTTGCAGTTACAGTTGCGATAGCATCTCCGTCAGTGTAAAACCAAAGAGAGTTGCCACCCATCTGAGCTACCTTTTTAATTGGATTATCAGTTGCGTAAGCCATATTATTATATCTCCTTAATTATTACTCTGCACACTTCTGTATTCTAATACCATCAGAATCAATTAATACACCACCTATAGAAAGCATAGATGTAATTAAGTGAGAAACTTTTTCTGGTATATAGTTTACTTCAGTTTTAACGTCAGAACCAATTCCCATACCAATTGATGATTTATGGAAAGCTACAGTATGTCTATCAGTTGCACCAGAAGTTTCTAGTCCACTGTGAACAAACCATAAGAATCCTAACCATCTCTTAGCAGTCATACCACCAGCATAAGGAAGTTCACTTTCTCCCACATACTCGACTCTTGAGAATTGATCTAGGTTGATTAGGTCAGACCATTGTTTAGGCCCAACTACCCAGTATCTTTGTTGATCATCTGGTACGTCATTAGTATTGAAAAGTTCCATCATAGCTTGAGCTTTTCCTAGGTTCATTCCAGTACCTGTACCTGATGAGTTATTAGCAAGTTGAGTTGCGTTTTCCATTACAGAAGTAATTACGCTATCAGTTTTTCTACCTAATGCGTAAGCTGCTGAATTTGCAACTACTTGTCTTTCGTCAATGTTTACCTTTAACTCGTCTAACTTGTCAACGTAATCTGCTGCATAGTAATCAGTTAAAGTTGCGCTTACATTGCTGTGAGCTAGATCCATTGCAACTACTTCAGCATGTCTTGCTTTAGTGTTTGCAGAACCTTTTGCAACTTTCTGAAACTTAACAGTATTACCATTAACACCGTTCACAGTTCTTGTTAGGTTCTTTAACTTAGAACCCATTCTTTGATAAGCCATGTGAACTTCAGCTTCGAATTGAGTTATAAAGGCATTTGTTATTGATGTTGCCATTTATTTTCCTCGTTGTTAAGTTATTGTTAGTTACCGATTATCTTTTTAATGCAGTGGATTGTTATCCAGTTAAGGGCAATCATTTACATTCTAAAGGTCTTGATATGTTGATATTGTATAAGTGTTATTCTTGACAACGCACAATTATATCCATCTTTTAGGAATAGTTATAACTTCTCCAAATTCTATTGTGCCATCTTTATCTTGAGAGTATGTACCAAATAAAGTTATATAATCTTTGGTATCTTTATAAATCCAAAATTCACCTGTTTTACAAACTGCTGGTTCTGCAGCTTCCATTTGAGCTACAGATAACCAACCAGTTTGCGAAACACAGTCAAGCCATTTTATTGGCTTATTAAGTTTTTTAAACTTAAATTTATGCTTGTTTTTGACCTTTGTAAGCCTTTTCATATAATTCAGTTACTCGTTTTACATAAGCAGGATCACGTCTACTTGAATCCCAATATCTAGGATCTTTAAGCATTGACTTAAGATCATCCATATCAGCAGATACATCTACTTGTGTTTGTGATGTAGGCATACTGCTATCTTTAGTTAGTTTCATAACTTCTTCTAGAGCTTTAACTCCTTCAGAAGTTGATGCAAAACTAGAAATAGCATTATATGAATCTGGACTTAAATGTTTTTTAGACCAAAGTTCTGCAGCTTCTATTCTTTCTCTGCCATTATCTCCAAGTTTTTGTACTTCAAGATCAGCATTAGGAAGACTAGAAATAGCATTTTCTACAAATACTTTTACACCTTCATCATATTGTTCTTGAGATAAACCTGCATTTTTTGCAGTATTGTTCCACCATTGTACAATAGGCATATCATTACTAATATCTAATGATATATTTTGATCTAATTCTGGAACATTTAATTTATATTCTTCTGGAACCTTATTTAGTTTTTCATTTTCAAGATCAGTTCTAATTTGTTTAGTTAGATCTTCTGTTCTAGAACCTAATTTAGATTCTAGTGAGTTATAAGATGAAGCTAAGTTTTCAATATTAACTTCATTCTTTTCAGCATTCCAAAACTTATCTTGAATATATTCTGGTTTAGTTACCTCTGAAGGTTGTTCAGTGGCGACTGGTGCTGTATTAGCATTATCATCTGCCATCATTTTCTCCTTTTGTTATACGCGTTTTAATTACTCCAACTAAGAATCGCATACCTTCTAAGTGGAATAGTCTGTTGCTATCTATATTTGGCCCAGCAACAGCTTCTATTGTTATTGATTGCAAATAGTTTAAAACTTTTTTTGCTTCATCTCCTTTGAAGACATTAGCAAAATGTTTATTTAAAATCTTTTCTTCTTCAGTAGATCTTACGTAACCGTCTATACTATTTGTTATTTTGGGCTTCTCTTTCTCTAGATCTTTCCACGACATACTATGCTCCTGGTGGAGCTTCACCTCCTTCTGGTGTTGATTGCATTTGTTGTAAACGATTAACTAGCTCTTGTTGTTCTTCTTCGTTTCTAATTAACTTCTCTGGTAAGTTCATTTTTTCAGCTAGATATTTTGCAGTTGTATTTTGATCCACAATTAGATTAACCATTTGTGGGCCAAATGTTGCTCCAATAATTTCATTAAATCTTGTTACATCAGCAACATCTTGTAAATGTTGAGCTTGAGCTAATGGTGATCTTGGAGCTATCTTAACTTCCCTACCGTTTACTTTAGGGATGTCTATTCTACCTTGTTTAGATAAAATTCTAATTATTCTTTTTAATAATGGAGTTATTAATTCAGATTGAAGTCTACCAAAAGATGAACCAATTTGTCTTGATAAATCTGCCATTCTTTCAGAAACTTCTGTTGCTGTCATTGGAGTTCCTTCTGGTCTTCCAAGAGCTTCCATGTATAAAGCTTTTTTAATATTCTGCCTCATATCATTTAATACTAATTGAGCTACATCAAAATTAGATGCTGATTGTATTGGTACTAAACCTCTACTACCAGGAGCTACTGGTATTAAAGATCCAGGTACTAATGAAATATTATCTGGATTAATTACACCATCATCTTCATAAGTATAAACACCAGACACAGACATTTGAGCATTTTGTAAAATTAATTCAATTGTTAGATTACAAGTTTTAATTGCTGACATAGCATTAAATACTGGCCCTCTACCATAAACTTCACCAGAAGCTTTATTCCATCTAAATACTAAATATGGATTTGAACCTTCTCCTTCAAACATTTCTTCAAAAAGAATATGTTTAGGATTTTCCATAAGAATACACATTTTATATTTTTCAACATTTTCTTCGTGTATTTTATAAACAGCTTCAATAATTTTAATTTTATTTTTATTTCTTAAAGGATCAAAATTTTCTGGTAATTTAGCTTTAGGATAAAGTATTTTAATTTCATTAGGTTTACAATATCTAGTTCTGTAAACAGAATCTATTACACCATCTGGCCCAGTATTTAAACAAACTCTAGTTAATGGTACTGCTGTAAATTTAATTGGATTTACTGCATCACCTTCTTCAACAAGCATAACACCTGTACCAATTGCAAGATCCATAAATGATTCATGTATCTCTTGGTTAAAGTTTGATTGTTGTAATAATTGAAATACATATTCTGTAATTTTATCTAACTCTAAATTAATGTTTGCTTTTTGTTCTTGTGGTATTTCAGATCCTGCTTGAAAGTCTGCCCATCTAGCAAATGTTGGAGTTATACCTGCTTGTAATCTAGATGCAAATTCTTGTACACCTACTACAGCAGTTTCATCAAAAATTTTATCTGTTCTTTTTTGACCAGGAGCTTCTTCATAAAATGATTCTCTATTTGGAAGGCAGTATTCATATGCTTCTTCAAATTTATCTTTCCAATAATCTTTTATGCTTTGAGCTTCTTTATATTTTTTTAAAATTTCAGATGCTCTATCTTGAGTACCATAATTTATTTCTGAGTTATCTAAATAATCCATTAATTAAAAAATCCTCTACCTCCAGGTCTAGCAAATAATGACCTAGATGATGTTATTGATAATCTTTTTTTCTTATATGCATCAGCTTGTTCAGCAGCAGCTTGATCTTTTTCTGCTTGTGCTGCTTTTTGTATTGCAACATTCTCAGCTTCTATTTGAGCTTGAGTTTTACTTTGTGTTTGCCCACCCCCGTCACCACCAGTAGAAACCTGGTTACCATAAGCATCTGTTTTACCTGCCATTCTATTTTCCATATATCCAGAATAAACTTCATTTTGTTTTTCAACAGACAGTTTATCAAATTCTTCTTTAGTGTAACCAATATTTTTTTTAGCTTTTGATGAAGTTAAAACTTTTGTAGTAAAAAAATTTCCAGTATATTGTGCACCTTTTTGTAAAGGTTTATTTAAAACACTTGTAATAACTTGTACAGAAGGTGGCCCTTTGCCTGTAGATCTTCTTACATTGTAAGCACGTTGATCTTGAAAAGCTTGTGCTTTTTCTTCAGCAATATCTTTTTCTCTTGTTTTCGAATATTGAGTAGTTAGTCCTATTTCTCTACTTGATTTATAAGTATTATTATTAGAACTACCACCTGTATTACCACCATCACCACTCATAGAAATTCCTTTTTATCAGATTTATTCCAAAATCGCTTATATCCAGCTTTACGCAACGCACAATATAATTGCCAAGGAGTAATAATATACCATCTAAAAAAACCTATTAATCTCATTATAAAAGATACACAGCTTAATTCTTTAATTCTAAACAAATGCCAATCTTCTTTTACTGGACATACAAGTATTTCATAGTCATACAAATAAGCAAAAAGGTTCTTGGATTGTTCTTTATTCAAGATAGATGTTTTAATTCCTGCATGTGTAAATTCTAAATGTTCCCATGCATCTATAGTGTCTATGTATTTTAAGGCTCCACAATGACCAAATCCATGTGGAGGTTTCCACCACCATATCCACTTAGCAAATCTTTGTGTTCTTTCATTATGGAAATAAACTAACCATTCCTCTTGAATAGATCCCATACTTTCCTTTTCTGTGTTTTTTGTCCAGCAAATACATCCCATTCTTTTTTAGCAATTACAGGTTTACTTTGTGACCTACCTGCTAATAAAGTTCTACCTTCACCAGCACCCATCATTAAATATTGTAATGCATCATGAACGTGAGAGTATCTATTTTTAAATGGCTTCTCATCATATCTATCTCCAGATGTTTGAAGTCTTCTATAATGATAACCACCACTAAATCCTTTTTTTAAATTGACACATTTTGGATCAATTATAAATCCTGCTTTACCATCTATAAGTCTTTGCAAAGCAGTATCTACAGAATCTATTCTCAAAGCAACATCATTAGATGGTGCAGGTACAGCTTTTAATCCATAATTTCTCATAATAGAAAAAGGAGTTCTTTCATCTGTTTGTGATCTAAAATCTCCAGCAGGATCTCCAAATATTTGTACATCAAAGTTTTTATAATTTTTAGCTATCTCACCTCTTAGTAATTCAGAAAATCTAACAACACCCATATCAAAACAAACAAGTTCATTTAATATATTCCATCTACCTAATGTTGTCTTTTGACCAAAGACAGCAGCAGGTGTTAAACCAAAGTCAATTCCAATAAATAATGTTTGATTTACATTTGGTTTTAATTGTTCTGGAGCTATATGTAATTCTTGTTTAAAGTTAGGATATACAGGTTTACCTTCTTCAATAGATCCTAATTTGTTTAATACATAAACATCTATCCATCCTTTTGTTTTACCTCTAATAATATTAGGATAGTATTTAGGTGTTAAGTTTTTTTTATTTTCTGCATTTTCATTTGGAACATATTCTTCTGTAAATCCTTCTTTGTTTTTCTTTTCTATTAAAGCAGGTGGTTGTGTATGAAAACTCCAGTTGTCTGGTTTAATTAACATAAGAGCTTCATCTCTTGAAATGTGATCTGGTACAGGAACATCACCTGCCATTATTGGCCACCAATGATCTTCTTCTGGTGCATTGGTATCAGCTATAACTCCATACCATGTAGCACCACCATCTCTCATAGAAGGATAACGACCTACCCTCATAGTACAAGCATCTATAATTGATTTAGGTATTTCTCTAGCTTCGTTTACCCAAACACCAGTAAGTTCTAAAGATAATAATTTTTTAACATCTTCTGGTCTATCAAGAGCTAAGAATATAACTTCTAAATCTATATCACCTTTTATTATTTTATGAGTATAAGGTACAGACCAAGCAAAGTTTCCCCAAGTATCTTCTGGAAACCAATCTAACCAAGTTTTAATTGTTGTTGTTTTTAATTGTGGGTTTGTATTTCTTATTACTGCCCATCTTGATTTACGAACACCTTGTTCGTTTTTATTTTGTAATAATGCTCGTCTAAATATTTCTATACAACAAGATACAGATTTACCAGATCCAACTGGGCCCCTTAAACCTCTAAAGAAGTCATCAGACTTCATAAAAGATTTTAATATTTGTCCTTCTGGTTTGTATTGAAAATTAATCGACATTTGTACCTACATTAGCTTTTAGCAGTTTGTAGATAGTTTCTTCTCCAAAAGCTTCTACTAATTTATCAGCTTCATAGTCAGTAATCATATGTGTTGGATAATGTTTAAGATGTGTTTTTTTAACTATTGCTCTTAATCTTCTTCTATCCTTTAAACTTAAATTATTTAGAAAACTCATAAAAAATTAATACTACTTAATTCATCTTGTTCTATAACCCTATCTCTAACAATATCTAGTATTTGTTTTTCTGTACCATATTTATTTTCAAAATTTTTTTTATCAAGATGTATACCAGTATTGCCTTGGTGATGCTCATAACATAATGGAATTACTTCAAAGTGTGAGCTTCTTCTTCCCATACCTACATTACCTGTACCATTGTTTCTTATATGATGTAATGTTGCAGGACTTTGGCAGACAAAGCAACCTAACTCAGCTACTTTGTCCATCCAAATTTTTTCTTCTTTGGTAGCCACTACTTTTTCTTTTTGGCTGCCATTATTTTTTTCTTTAGAGCTGTAGGTAAAGTTTTTTGCTTTGCCGTCATTCCACTGCTTTTACTTGCAGGTCTTCCTCTTTTTGAACCGTAGGTTCCTTTTCCATAAGGCATTTTTTTTCCTCCTCTGTTATTTCATAATATGTAGCTCTACATCCATCTGG